CTTATATATTTGCAAAATATCGTGTTGAGTTGGACCGAATTGAAGAAGGTTTCTTAAAGACATCTATCTTTGATGCGTTCCGTGTGGTAGCAAATAGTTACACAGCAGACGCTCTTATATCTAATAGACAAGAGTTTGAAATCAAAGTCCGACAGGTATTGGAAAAACAATTATCACCTGAAGGATTTGTATTACAACAATTTACATCAAACTTAGTTTACCCTGAAACATTTAAGAAAGCGATTGAGGCTAAGAACAACGCTGTACAATCGGCACTTATGGCGGAAAATCAAGTTAAAACCGCTGAAGCACAAGCAAGAATTAAAATTGCAACCGCTGAAGGTAATGCACAGGCTTTGTTGACAAACGCAAGGGCTGAGGCGGAATCTAACAAATTGAGACAACAAACTTTAACACCGTTGTTGCTTCAACAAATGTGGATTGAAAAATGGGAAGGTAATGTTCCAAGTACTGTTCTCGGAAGTAACCAAAACCTAATGTTTGGATTAAATAAGTAAAAAAAAATAACCCGGGATGTAAAAGTCTCGGGTTTTTTGTTTATCTTTGTAACATATTATGGAACTACTATATATTGTATTCGGCATGTGGATTGGGGTAATTTTTACTTATTTCCAATGGTACAGACCAATGGCACAAAAAATTGAAGACCTTGAAGAAGGTATGAAAGATTGTATTAAATCAGGATTAAATGGACCAATAAATTACGGTTCAATAGAAAAAGACATGGACTAAAAAAAAAATAAACGATATGATAACATTTCAGGAAATTGAACGTAAATTTTTATTGAAGAGATTCCCACGTCTCGCCAAAATCAATACTGTATACCAAATTGAACAATGGTATCATGCCGATGGTTTTAGATATAGATATCAAGTTGAAATTCCTACAGGTGAAATCCATATTTTTAAAACCAAAAAAACAAATATTTCCAAAGGTATTAATACTGAGGAAGAAACAACTTTAACATCTGAGGAGTTCCAACAACTTGATTTGGCAAATTCACTTCATATTAAAAAAACCCGAACTGTTGTAAAACATAAGGGTCATAAATTGGAAATTGACAAATATGAAGGTTTAAATATTGTCATCATGGAGATTGAACTTGGTGATATTAATGAAAAATATTCATTACCGAAATATATTGAAAAAGAAGTCCTTTATGAAGTAACGGGTATAAAAGAATTTAGTAATAAAAATTTAGCGGAATGAGAAAAATAGTGGACAAAGTTATTATTTTTTTCTTATGTTTAATACCAGGACCGATAATCATGCGGTTTATTAGAAACGACAAAAAAGACAATTGGTTAATATGACAAACGAAGAATGGATTGAGGAATTGTATCACCTATCTCATGAGATTGGTAAGTACAATGAAATGCATGGTAAAGTAAATGAGTGTAGAAAAAAACACCCTGACTTAAATACTGTTGAATGTGCCGAATTAGCTTATATTGAATTAAAACGACAATACGAAGAGGAGATTGAATTAAATGAACAACCTAGATAAACAATACCAAGACCTACTCAAATCTATTTTAGATTATGGTGTAGAAAAGAAAGACCGTACAGGTACAGGAACCAAATCTATTTTTGGTTATACAATCCGTCATAAAATGAGTGATGGGTTTCCATTACTTACAACCAAGAAAATGGCTTGGAAGACAATGGTGACAGAATTACTATGGTTTTTACGAGGTGATACAAACATCAAATACCTTGTTGATAATGATTGCCATATTTGGGATGGTGATGCGTTCAAAAACTTTATGACTACAAGTGAAGGTGACCCTGACATGATATGGAACCAAGACCAATTCATTCATCTGATTAAAACTAATGATGAGTTTGCTAAGGAGTGGGGTGAGTTAGGACCAATCTATGGTAAGCAATGGAGAAGTTGGAGCCGAAATGCAACCCGTGATGAGAAAATAGTTGACCCTGGTGTTTATACAAAACAAATAGACCAAATCCAAAACCTAATCAACGACCTTAAAACAAATCCAGACTCAAGACGACTAATGGTTTCAGCTTGGAATGTAGGAGAATTAGACCAAATGGTTCTTCCTCCTTGTCATTATGGATTTCAAGTTTATACGAGAGAATTAAGTAAGAGTGAGAGATATGTACATTTAAGAACGGGTAAGTATTCTGGAAAATGGGATGGAACTGGTGATGAAATGGAGTATTATAATTCAATAGGTGTTCCTAAACGAGCAATCTCTTTAATGTGGAATCAACGTTCGTGTGACGTTCCATTAGGAATTCCAATGAATATAGCATCATATGGACTTCTTTTAATGATGATTGCGGATGAAGTTAATATGATACCTGAAGAACTAATTGGTAATTTAGGAGATTGTCACATCTATTTGAACCAAATGGACGGTGTTAAAGAACAAATTGGTAGAGAGTTTAGTTATGAAGAAAGATTAGAGTTGATTAAAGATAATAAAGATTTTTTAGTTAAATTATCATCTTATTCATCAAACGAAGATGTTATGAAGTTATGTGATGAATTCTTAGTCCCAAGACGTACAAGAGAACCGTTTGAATTACCAACAGTACACGTTAGAGACGGAATCCACTGTTCATCAGTAAATGATGTTATTTTGAAAAATTATCAATCACATTCTAAGATTTATTTTCCACTTTCTAATTAATTTTTAGGACTACCTTTTAACTTTTTAGATTTAACAGATATTTATATTAAAAGATAGTCCTATGATTGGTATATATAGAATTAAAAATTTGGTTAATGGTGATTGTTATTATGGTTCGTCCAAACAAATTGAAAAAAGATTGGGTAGACATAGAAGAGAATTGAAAAATAATAATCATATAAATTGTATATTACAAAGAGCATGGGATAAATACGGAGAAGATAATTTTTTATTTGAGATTGTTAAAGAATGTGATATCAGTGTCCTTCTTGAGACCGAACAAAAGTATTTGGATTTACAACCTAAATATAACATAGGGATTAAATCAAGTGGTGGTGATAATTTGACAAAAAATCCTAACAAGAATAATATTGTTAAAAAAATGACTGAATCGGTTAAAAAAAGATATGATTTAATGACTGATGAAGAAAAAAAAGAAAAACATTCACAACCTATGGAAACAAACCCAAATTGGAAAGGCGGAACAAGTTTCAAATATTGCGAATGTGGAGTTAAAATATCGGCAATTAACAATACCTGTATAAATTGTAGAGATAAATCAGGGATGAATAATCCTTTTTTTGGTAAACAACATTCGGAAGAAACCAAAAAAAAATTAAGTGAAAGTAGAAAAGGAAAAAAACCAACAAATATGAAACAAGTTATAATTGATAATATTATCTATGAAAGTTTGTCGGAAGCGTCAAGACAAACAGGTATTCCGTCACCAACCATTTTATGGAGAATAAATTCCAAAAATGAAAAATACAAAAACTACAAATCACACTCATCAATCAAAGCACCCTTATCAAATTAATCATGGAATTTCCTTTTATTACAGAACACAAAACTTTTGGTGATGATAGGGGTAATTTTTGCCCATCACCACTCCACATGAAACACGACCAACGTTTAGATAAACACTGGGTCCAAGTTAATACAAGTATTAGTCCTTTAATTTATACCATTAGAGGACTTCATTTTCAGTTAGAACCTTTTGAACAGGCAAAATACTTAAAAGTTGTTTCAGGTAAAATTTTCCAATTTGTAATGTGTATAGATAAAACACATTTTGATTTTGGAAAAACTTATATATTTGAGGTTGATAAAGACCATGCTGTTATGGTACCAAGAGGTTACGCAAATGGTTTAATAACAATGGAACCTAATACAGTCATCCAATATTTTGTTGATTCACCTTATTCACCACAACATGAAAAATCTATGTTGTACAGTAGTGTTGAGGAATTTGATAAGTTTGTTAAAAATTACACGGAAAACCCGCATTTATCGGAAAAAGACCGTGATGGATTTTTATGGGAAGACTATAAAAAAACTTTATGACCAGTTTTGAAATAAATCTTCAAGAACATGAATTGAAATTTTTCTTAATTTACTATTAACCTCTGATACATCAAAATCTTTATCACCTAAAGATTTAATTGCTGCATTTACCATTATCCCCTGAACTTGTGGGTTTAACTCAATTAGACCCTCAAGAGCGGCTTCTGAGTATTCATCTAAGTCTTTCCATTTTGCTTGGTCAGTAATCCATTCTAAAGGTGCGTACAGAAATGGAGCGGCTTGGTACATGTTGACAATACCTGTTTTTCTTAAAAATTCCAAATATTGTTTTATTGTGTCCCAATCTTTTGGTTCTATGTTACTATAAGCATCGTCCCTTCTAAACATTGTTTCCAATTCACGTGACTCTTGAATTAATTTTGATTTTTTAGTTAAAGTCATTTCATGTAGAGCGTCTTCCTTTACGGTGGTTACAATTTCAGGATACGTCATACCAATATGCTCATCATTTTTACCAGGGTAATCAGTATTATTTAAGATTACACGTAGAGCATTTAAAATACCCGCTCTTTTATCGTTAGTGTCAATAATGTACCAAGGCGAAGCTGTTTTTGTTGCCAATATCGCTTTTTTCTTGTATTCAGTATAATCATCCCATTTTTCTAATGACTTGGCATCGTTTGGTGAAAATTTCCAATACTTCAATGGTGATGACTTTCTAAGATTAAATCTTTTTTCTTGTGTTTCAGGTGTTATTGAAAACCAAAATTTAAATAATGGTATTCCCGCACTAACTAAACTTCTTTCAAATGGATAAACATTTTCCATAAAGTCTTTATATTCATCTTCAGATGAATAACCCATAACAGGTTCAACAATACCTCTATTATACCAACTTCTATCAAAGAAAATTAATTTATTTGGTTCCATTTGACTTTCATATCTATTAAACCAATTTTTTCTTTCTTCAGGTGTTGGTACACCTAAAGCAACTACTTTAAAATATTTTGGGTCTAAGTATTGTGTTAAAGTTCTAATCATTGTACCTTTTCCTGCCGAATCACGACCTTCAAAAACAACAAGAAATGGTTTTCCTGAGTTTTTAACCATTTCTTGTAATTTTAATAATTCAACTTGCATTGGCATCAATTCTTTTATATATTGTTTTTTACCAATTTTAGATTTAATTGGTTCTTCCGAACCATACATAAATTCATCTTCGTCAAAATCATCATTTGGTTCTGATTCAATATCTTTTCTATCCTCTAAAGATTTAAGATATTTGTCAATATATTTTTTTACATTTTCAGTCTTATCACCTGACTTTAATAATTTTCGGTCAATATTCCTTAAAAATTCATCGGTAATATCATCATCATTTAACTTAGTAATTTCATCTTCAAAATCGTCAGGATTTAAACCATCATCAACTAATACATTGACAAATTTTTCTATAGATTCACCTAATACATTTTCAGATTCAAAATCCCAAGCATCAGTTTCAGGTATTAAATCTAAAGTAGAATCATTATCCCATTTAAC